GACATTGCTCGTTCTGTCCTTTCAGAGTTTCTTATGCTTGGTGGCGGCAACACTGGTTCCTATGCACTATCCAAGTCTAAGACAGACCTGTTCCTTCGTGCGCTTGAGAGTTACATCCAAGCCATAGTCGATGTTCTCAACAAGCAACTTGTAGAACGCCTATGGGAGTTGAACGGTCTGAACTATGATCTCATGCCAACAGTAGTTGCTGGTGATGTTGCTCCACACGATCTACGTGAGATTGCAGCCTTCTTGAGAAACTTGAATGGTGCAGATATTAATGTAAGCGACCATCCAGAGGTTATCCAAGATTTGATGGATATTGCTGAACTAAGATATGAACAAAAAGAAGAAGTAGAACAAGAGGAAGAAGATGGCAACGCTGAATGATAGAGTATTTGATAATGGCTTGTCTGTCCTCGACACTGAAGCTAACCGTATTGATCTAACATCTCAAGAGGCAACAACTTATACAGAGGCAACCGCAACTTATAGTTTAGGCAACTCAACAAGCCTTTCTATTGCTTCCCCCTCTGATCGTGCAGGTGGTGGACGAGAGGTTGTCGTAGCAGCTATATCTGATGGTTCAATCACAGGGGATGGTACAACAACACACTATGCTATTGTTGATACAGTAAACTCTCGATTGTTAGCGACTGGTGAATTAACAGAAAGCCAAGTTGTTTCGACTGGTAACACATTTACTCTAGGGTCATTTACTATCGGTATTCCTGACCCTGCATAATAAAGGTCATGTCCCATGACACGCAGGGTATTACAGGAAAATAATGATTTAATACTTACAGAAGCCAGTGATAATCTGGCCCTGAATGTTCCTGACTTTAACAGGATACTACAAGAGAGTGGTTACTCACTTCTAACAGAAGCAAGTGAGATAATCATAAATGATAATTTTGTCACTGCAGTTGATACTGTCACAGGTAATCCTGTTGTACAGACCACAACGATAGATCAGGGACACACTTTATTAGCTGATAATCTGGTAACTGGAAATCCAGTTTTACAGACAACAGCAATAGCTCAAGACCACAACTTAGTTCTTGATAGTATTACCACTGGTTCTGTCGTTATACAAACAACGGCAATTAATCAGGGCCATCAGTTATCTGGTGATGTTGTTCTTACAGGCAATCCTGTACTACAGACAACAGCTATTGAACAAGACCACAATCTAGTTCTTGATAGTATTATAACCGGTGTTGTAAATGTAGCTCAAGCAGCTTTAACACAAGACCACGATTTAGACCCGATCAGTTTCGTCACAGGTATCCCGTCTGTTCCTGTTGCGAATATGGACGAAGAAGAGACAGTAGAAGCTCCGTCCTTTATTACTGGCGCACCAGTCTTAGGTTCACCTGAACTTAAACTCAATGACTTCACGGCCTACAATATTACAACTGGTCGTCCAGTACTTGGTAAAACCTACGACCCACTCAACACAACACTTAAAGAAATCAAGGAAATCGAAGATATGTTTGGTGGTTGGCAAAGACGTGCATATGAAGTCCCTGATGGACGACTTGTACAAGCTGAACGTGAGATATATCGTACCTTTGGTGAACAAGTTTCTGTTGATAAGAAAGCCAAGTCTCTAATTAAGTTTGGTAAGTCTTCAGAAATGTCTGTAGATACCTTACAAACTGTATGGACTGTTGGTGGTCATGAGACTTACGTCCCTGCTGATACTATTACTCACATCTCTTCCTCTTCTCCCTCAGACAACCAAGAGATTATGATTGAGTGTCACACTGTAGAAGGAACTGGAGCTGACAGTAAGTTTAGTTTCTTGACACAGACAGCAACTCTTGATGGTCAGAATAAAGTAGCTCTTAATGTACCTGTAGCTCGTGTATCTCAGATATACAATAACAATGGCACAGAACTACAAGGTAGAGTTGTCGTATACGAAGACACAGCTATTGTAGGTGGAATACCATCTGACACTTCTAAGATACACATTGACATTCCTGCAGGACTACAATCCTCATTTAAAGCCGCCACGACATTTAGTGATAAAGACTACTATATTCTCACTGGTGGGTTTGGCTCTGTATCAATTAAACAAGACGCTGCTGCTGACTTTTACTTAGAAGTTAGAGATGCAGGTAAAGTCTTTAGGCAGGTTGCAGCAATTTCAGCATCTTCAGGTGGACCTTGGAATGTAGAGTTGGACCCTGCAGTTATTATTCCTAAGAATGCTGATGTCCGTATCACTGCAGAGACTTCAACAAACAATGCCGTTGTATATGGCGTATTTAAAGGTTACTTAGCAAAGGTTATCTAGATGCCTAAGACAGCACTAAAGAACAAGATGGAAGCCCACAACAAGAAGTCTAAGCATAAAGTTACTATGCGTATGCTAGAGGCTGTCTATGATCGTGGTGTCGGTGCCTACCGTACAAATCCTGCTAGTGTTCGTCCTAATGTGAAGTCACCTGAACAGTGGGCTATGGCTCGTGTTAACAGCTTCCTACGTATTGTAAGTGGTTCTAAAGCTGCTAATCACGATAAAGACCTTTTACCCTCATCTCATCCATCCTCATCTAAGAAGAAAATGCTAAAGGCACAATATGCCAATGATGTCTTCACAACAGAGATGGAAGCACGTAGTCGTTCTATGGATATGGGATTAGGTGGTACAATTCACGTACATGAGTATAATGGTCAGGCAGTCTATATGCCAGCTATTAATCACGACGAGTATTTAGACTATTATGAAGACCTAGCAGAACGTAATGCAGAGCTTGCAGGGGTAGAGTACCCAGAAGAGGAAGAAGGCCACTCAGTGGACCGCTTAGAGGCTCTCAGGGTCATTGTACAAGAGATTATGAAAGAAGAATTTGCCAAGGCTGAATACCAAGGCGAAAAAGTAACTTTAAACAAGCCTCGCCGTATTCAAGGTGGCAACAAAAAGTTTGAAGTTTTCGTGCAAGATGGAGACAAGGTTAAACGAGTTACCTTCGGTGATCCTAATATGGAAATCCGTAGGGATAATCCAAAGGCTCGTGCCAATTTCCGTAGTCGTCATTCATGTGATACTGCAACAGATAAGACTTCTGCTCGTTATTGGTCTTGTCGTATGTGGGAAGGAGGCACTAGCGTGTCTGAATTAACAAAATCAGTCGAGGGTCAAATCCTTAAAGCTGACGAAGAACAACGCATGGTCTATGGTTGGGCCTCTGTAGTAACTGAAAAGGGTGAAGCAGTAGTTGACCGCCAAGGCGATGTAATAGAACCTGACACATTAGTACGTGCTGTAAACAAGTTTATGGAGCATGTTCGTGTAGGTAAAGAGATGCACAAAGGGGATCAGATTGGGGCGGTTATCCACTCCATGCCAGTCACCAAAGAGATTGGTGAATCCCTTGGCATACAGAGTGACCGTGAAGGTTGGATCGTAGCGTTTAAAGTATATAACGATGACGTTTGGGCCAAGGTCAAATCTGGTGAGTTAGCGGCCTTCTCTATTGGGGGTCGTGCAATCAAGGAGGACTATGATGCCTAACCTTTTGAAACAGCTTGAACTGGATGAACTATCCTTAGTGGATCGTCCTGCCAATGCACAGGCAATGGTCTCCTTGTTCAAGCGTGATGATTCCAATGGAGATAACATGGAACAAGAAGTAGATAAAATGTCAGACGACCTAAAGGCAAAGCTAAAGCCTTATATGGACAAAGGCATGACTGAAGATGAGGCTATGAAGGCTTACGAAGCAGAAATGAAAAAGTCTGAAGAATTAGAAATCGACGAGCTTGATATTGTTAAAGCTGAGAACGATGCTCTTAAAATTCAGAATGAAGACCTTCGTAAGGCTCTTATTGAGAATGGCTTTATTATTAAGTCTGATTCAATCGAAAAGAAAGTTGAACCAGAGTACATTGAGTACGAAGGGGAACAAATCAACAAAGCAGATGTACCTGCGGTTATTCTAAAAGCACTAGAAGAAGCTGAACTAGCTAAAGCTGATGCCGAATTAACTAAACGTGCAACAACTGCTCTACCACATTTTGCAGAAGACGTTGCTAAGTCTTTGGTTGCAGAGTTTGGTGAAGTAGAAGCTGTAATGGAAGCCTTGAAAGCTGCCGATGCGACATTCGCAGAAAGCATGGAAGAGGTAGGAAAGTCAGATGCAGATGGCGAGTTCGCAACTGCACACGACAAAATGGAATCTCTTGTCAAAGCCTACATGGAAGAGAACAAGATGAAAAAGGGTGACTACGCCAAAGCATATGCTGCCGTAGCTAAAACCGACGAAGGTAAAGCCCTAATCAACAAAAGCTATAAAGGGGAATAATTATGGCTGTAATGCAATCCCGTGACACACGGACATTCAT